GTATTCCCGATTTAAATCATGTCGGAAGTTCAAGTTTCGCAAGTCCATTATGATTTGGGGAGACGCCTGTTTTATAGGATGTATCAAAATGCATCCTTACTCGGCATCTCTCGTAATGATGGCTATGTTATTTGTTGTCCCTTGGATCAGGTTTCATCTGTACCATGTTGGACTAAAGACCAAAAGCTCTGTAATGGGGTTATTGGCAACAACTACTTTCGTTGCCTGCCGCGGAATGATGCGATTGCATTGGTTTCTGCCTGGGCGGCATACGAAGATTATTGTGTTGAGGTAACGGCGAAGGACGGCCGTATTTATCTCCACGTGGTTGTTAATGATTGTGCAGTTGCCCATGTTAAATTCATGGATGGTGATATCATCCACGAGGGCAATGCCCGCGGTAAGTATCATCCTATGGTCTGTCAAACCGACCGCGTGTCAAGACCTGACTCCGAGTTTGCACGCTCGGGGTATGTGCGGTTTGGCAAGGCTGTGCTGCGGGCTATGGTGCGAGATTTGTGGGCCCTGGCTACCTCCGGCAATCAGTTTGTGATTGATTTGACGCCATTTCAGTTACCTAGTTGGCAGTCTGTTGGATCGACGAGCGTTGGCCAGTTTGTTAGCTCACCTGAGCTCCATTGTCGGATGGAACGCATGCATATTATGGTTGCATCTGCTGTTGTTTCTGCGTGCGGTCCGCCTCCGTCTCCATCCGATCAAATGGTGCACGCCAAGGTCTGGCATGAGACTTGGTTGGCTTTGTTTGCATCATTTCTGAATCCTCGTTTTCAGATTCGCCATTATTATTCTCATGGGACTGATTGTTTGAATGGATTGTATGCTGTTGCACATCCGATTACAACAGCCCCGACGTCTAACAGCTTGATTGCCGCAGCTGAGTTGACGTTTGTCGAACCGGGGCATTCTTATGGGGTTTTTAGCCCCGGGATGAGCAATGCTGACTTGTTGTCTCAAGCCGGGGATGTTGAAACCAATCCTGGCCCTTGGCAGTGGGGGGTGGTGTCTTCGTTGTGGCTTTCTTGGGTCTGGGTTGTCAGCTTGGTTCAGAATTTTTTGGTATCTTATCTGGACCGATGGGCCTATGATTGCGCAATGACTGAGGAGAAGATTCGGAGTTTGCGTGTGATTTATGACAATTGGCTTGGCGTTAAGATCGTATGGTTGCTGTCTTTTGTGATTGAGTTGCCTCACTATACTGATTTGAAATTGCCTGCTCATTGTGCTGCCGTGTTTGCCGGCTGGAACAAGCCGGTTGTGCCATCTATGCTGTTTGGGTCCATCAATTTGTCTTGGTGGGTTATGGTTGTCACTGGTGCCGCGCTATCATGCTGTTTTGCTAGTGTGTTATTAGCCGTGGTGGTGAGTGTTATCGTGTTGCGGCGACGTCGTGTCGTTGTTCGCAATAACAATGGAGCTTTGGATATCAATGCTCTCAAGGACGGTTTTAGGCGCAGCATAGCATCAGTGCGCCAGGTAGTGTCGGATGTTGGGTGTCATAAAAATCTCGCCCATCAACGTCGTGTGTTAGAGGCTTTTGCTTATGACTCCTTGTTGGATACATTGAGCTGCGTTCGTGATGTCGGCGGTAGTCGATCACGGTTCCCAGAATTGGGTATTCGCAAGCATATTTGTTGCCCAACCTATTCCAACGATGATATATTGAGGGATGTCAAGAGTGAAGTGGTCTTTGACAACTGTGGTCAGCTTGGCGAGTTGTGTCCTAAGAAAGCTGACATTCCTGGTGCTTTGTTGTCTCACGTTGATTATCATTTGTCTCAACAACAGATAGTCGACATTGTCACTGGTCCAACGTTTATGATTAATCATAATTTCCGCAGCCGCCCTGTTGGATTGGCTGGATTTCTCCAAGGCGATCAAACGCTTTATGAGGCCAAGTGTGCATATGCTGGGGATGTCGTCACCATGACAACAGCGGATGGTGCTGTTTTCAGCCATGGGTACCATGATTGGGGAAATGAGGGAAGTGTTGTGGGTCGTGACAAGGCCCTTGTTTATGTCCGTGTTGGCACCTATTTAGACTCCCAATTGTATCTGTTGTACCCTGCTGCTGGTGTGTATAAAAGAACGGGCATTACTGTGTTGCAGAAGAAATCGGACAATGCTCTGCCTATGATATCTGGAGCTGTTGTAACCCGCAATTTGACTGATGAGACGTTTGAGATCGGAATGGGGGCGACGAAGATTTCTTGCCCCTCCGAAATTATTGCTGATGTTGCATTGGCGATGGCTTCTTGTCCACGTGATGAGAAGTATGGAGATACTATGCGCTCTATGCTGTCGGCCAAGATGGCTTCCAAGGGGACAAATAAAAGTGACATCTCCTCTTGGTATCAGCTTGTTGCGTATTTGTCTGATTCTGATGCTGTTCATGTTTTGCCCTATGTCACTTCGTTTTCTGGCAGCCCAACCAGTTATTCATGGACGCGTATCTTGGCCTATCGCTGTTTGTTGGTTGTGCGGAGACTTTTGCCAGTGTTTCTTGCGTTTACCTTGGATCGAATTGTTGATCATTCCTATATCCGAGACTGCGCAGAGTGGACTTTCCCCCATCATATTGTACCGACTTATGAGGTTTATACGCCAAGGAACAATTCATCATGGCGTAGTAATTTGTTGAGAGGGTTCGGTAAGGAGCGATTTCCGCCTCCGGCCGCGGCAAATGTTTCCTGCGGTGATAAACATCTTATCAGCAGTGCCGGCGAAATCAACGGCCAACATGATAACATCTTTAGAAACCCGAGTGCTCCGGAAAATCCCACGCCCACTGCCCCACCTCACGATGCATTACGAAAGGGGCCTGCAGTTCTCGGTCCCTTTAATTTCAACCCCAATGTTCCACCACCCATTGGCCTCACTCCACCTCGACAGCCCTCTGGTGTATCAGGTCAATCGTCCGTGGACTGGACAGCAGGAGATATTACTCCGCCTCGACAACGAGGTGGAACCTATCCTGGCTTTGTTTCAGCCGGTCTTGTTAGTCCCCTTTGTGCACCGCAACCTAAAGCAATGCCAGGCCCCGTTGTTGGACGCACGGTTATTTCCAAATTTGTACCTAGTGAAGGGGCCAGGCTTCAGCTTGAAGTGTCTTGGCCAGGTGCGAAGCAGCAAATCGTGTTTATTGAGAAGGGCTCTCTCGATTGTGAACTTTCTGAGTTTGAGCAAACAGACTTCTCTATCTGGTTTGATGACATTGCGACAGCCGCCCTCTTGCTTGGGTGCTCTGAAACTTACTCGCGGTCTTTGTCCCAATGGATTGTCAAGGTTGGTGCTTATAGAACGGCTTCTGTCGAAGATTGGCTTACTCGGGATGAGGGCATTAGAGTACGTCGAGAAGGTAGTGCTGCAACGGACGTCTGCGTTGGTGGGGCCTTTAGATTTCGAGGAGTGGCTGTTACGGTATCCCGTCAAGAGGCGCGAGCAATTGCGCCTGGCCCGAGAGCAGATGATGCTCAGCGGGCCCAGCCGGAAACACGCCGAGGTGAAGAACTTCATAAAAGTGGAAACAAGTACCACGCTCGGGGACCCCCGCAACATTTCCCCGCCGAGCGACGGTTTTCTGGCGATAATCGGCCCATACATCAGCGCCCTGGAACACGCGCTGGTCGATCATCCAAATTTGGTCAAGGGGCTCGACATAGAAGCTCGTATGAATAAACTTAATGGCGTTGGCGGGGACAGTCGTTTGAATCTTATGAACCATGATGTGTGGTTTGTTACTGATTACTCCCGCTTTGATTTGTCCGTCTCCGCCGCTGTTCTTAAGACGGTGGAGATGATGTTTTTGTTGTTGCCATTTGATGATGACCCTATTTTTCAAACTTTAATGAGTTACACTTTGGAAACTCATGGGATTAGTGATATTGGTTTAAAGTATTCCGTTTTGGGTACGAGGTGTAGTGGGCATTCTCACACCTCGATAGGCAATGGGTTGTTAAATCATTTTAATATATGGCTTTGTAATGAGAACCTGCCTGCTGGTTCTTGGGTTTCTTATCATGAGGGGGATGATGGTATAATGACTTGTCAGTCGGCCGTGCGAGATCAGGTCGCCTACAATATGCATCTGTTGCCTTGTCTTGGGTTTCAAGTCAAAGCTGATGTGTTCCTTGATCCCTTTCTCACTGATTTTTGTGGCCGGTTTTTTTATTCAGACCGTGGCCGCTTGCACTCTTATTGTGACTTAAACAGATCGTTGGCGAAGATACACACAATTTGCGCCGACGGTTATGTTGTGTCACTGTTGGTGGCTAAGATGATCTCTTATTGGTTCACTGATGCATCTACTCCAATTATTGGAGCACTTTGCACAGTGATCATCCAATTGTATTTGCCGTTAATATCTCATCGGCAACTGTCTCGTGCCGTTTTTAGCTTAAGGCGCGATTATTGGTTCGCTCAGAAGTTTAGTTATCAACTTTATAGTCGCGTGAGATACGACTTTATGGAACCTAGTGCTGCTTGTCGTGCTGCAGTTTATGAGCGTTGTGGTTACACTCCTGGCATGCAAATTCAGTACGAAAATTATTACCGTAGTTGGCTGTTGTTGGGCCATATTCCGTCAGTCATCCAACGGATTTTCGGTAATTGGACGGACAAAGATTCATGTCACGTCCATGGCAGTCCAGCTGAGTGGATTGCCTAAATTCCTGTGAAGGCTGTGATGATCCTTTGCAGTGTATCTGCCTGTAAGATGTCAATCATTAGGTCATGCACGTGATGCTTGTGCAACCCGGC